TCCAAGTTAATGGACGAACAGATTTTTTTGTTAAAAATATTACTGATATTATTGATGTAAGTACCAAAAAAACTAAAGAACGTTTAAAAAGTAATATGAATTTGGTTACGTATCGAGGTATAGTTCCAATTTCAATCAAACAAGCTGATGCGCCTGGATGGGAATCACCAGAAACATATTGGGGAGAAATTACTCAACATGTATTTGAATATGTATTAGATACTTATCCAAAATTGGTGAAATTAAAAAATAAGAATGGTATATATAATTTGGATCCAGAAATAGATATTCAAACTTCTTCCCAAGAAGCTCAAGATGTAATTTTTGGTGATGATATTTATAAACATGGTGCGGTTATTAAACAAACTTGGGAAACAAGATATTTTGATTGGGATTATAGGTTTAATACATTAATTTTAGAATGTAAAACCATTATTCAAAATTTAAATGATGTTCCTTTTGAAGATTATCCATTTTTTCAAATTAGAAATTTTGAAAATAAAAATCCAAAATACCTATTAAAAGGATTAGGTGTATTGGCTGTAACAAAGAAAACTATAGCTAAACGCCATATTCTTTTAGAAAATCAAGAAGCACAAACTGCAAAACAATATGTTTCTCCAAATTATACATTAGAAAATATTCGTAAAGCCACTTGACATTAATGAAAAAATCTGATAATATGTAAGTATGAAGAATATTCATTTGCAGCATGTAGAAGATTTATGTTTTACAAAAGCTGATCCATTTATTCCATTGAATATTTTGGAACAAGTATATCACTTTTTATGTGGTATAAACACTTCTAATACCAGAATATCAGTTAAATGGGATGGTGCTCCGGCTTTTATTTGTGGGAAAAATCCTGAAAATCAAAGATTTTTTGTAGGAACAAAAAGTGTATTTTCAGGGAAAATAAATTATTGTCATGCTGATATTTTAGAAAACCATGAATCAAAAGGACTTCAAATTACTTTAATGGAACTTTATGATAGATTATGGTATTGTGATATTCCACAAATTATTCAAGGAGATGTTCTTTGGACAAAGTACCGCACAGGTGGTGAAATTTCATTTCAACCAAATACTTTAAATTATAAAATTCCTCATCATTTCATAATTTCGAAATATATACGGTCTTGTCAAATTGGTTGTGTATTTCATACCACATATACTGGAAATAAAATAAAAGATATGGAAGCTAATTTTGGAGCAAATGCTCCAGAAAATGCATTTCAAGAACAAATTTATTGTTTTGAACCAGAACTTCCAGAAGAAGAAATGATAGCTCCCGGAGATTGGGGAAAAATTGAAACTGCAATTTCTTCATTACGTCATAGAGCAATTGATATTTCTAAAACTGCATTAGCTACTTTAGGATCTAATGATTTATTCCAATTGTATATTAATGATTGTATCCGAAATGATAAACTTCCATATAGTAATGAATTTCTGTCTTTTGTAATTAGGGATTATACAAAACATCAAGAAACTTTAAAAACAGAAAAAGGAAAAAATGTTGTTTTTGAAAAAATGACCAAATATATGGCCGGATTACTAGTATATTGTGGTGATATTTTCAATTATTATTTGGATTTAATGAGGTTGAAAGTAATATTGGTTCGAGAATTAGATAAATTAAATATATCTGTTAATATTTATTTACCTGATGGAACACCATGTGGCCATGAAGGGTATGTAGTAAAGTCATTGGGATATACAATTAAATTGGTAGATCGTTATACGTTTTCCAAAGCAAATTTTAATTATGATATGGAATGGAAAAGAAAATGAAAATTGAAAAGCTCCGAAGTATGTTACGTAGTATTGAAATATTAAGGCGCCCGTTGACAGATAATGAATATCAATTGGCTATTTGGTTGAAAAAGGTAATTGATGAGCGGGAATTTAAATTAAATGAAAAGTGGACTACATACGAGAATTAATCATGAAAACTATTGTAGTCACTTATGGAAGATTCCAACCACCTACACGTGCTCATGGTGAATTATTTTGGGCAATGCAAACTGAAGCTGATAAAATATGGAATTGTCCTGTTAGTATTTTCATTTCTCCTAAGCAAGATCATAAAAATAATCCTCTTTCTTTTCAAGCTCGTCAAGATTATTTGTGGAAATGTGGTCTTACAATTTCGAGAGGAGTAAATCCTGTAAATAATCCATTTCTTGCAGTTTGCCAATTAGGAGATGCTGGTTATGAAAGAGTAATTTTTTATTGTGGTTCAGATCAATTGAAGAAATATGAAACATGGAAACAATATATCAATCATAAAGATCCAAAGAAAAGGATTCCCGGTGTTCAAGAATTAATTTTCCGTCAATTTGGATTACCTCGTGGTCCTGTGAATGATATGAATGCCACTCAAGCACGAGAGGCCGCTAAAGCCGGTGACTTTGAGACTTTCAATTCCATTGTATTGGGGACCAATTTGGAACAAAATAGGTCACTTTACTTGGATACCGTTTCTGGTCTCCTGGATAAGTAAATATAATGTGATTGAGACATTTTTTGTTTGGTTTCTTTTGAATGTTTAAATCCTAAATGACTTTTATTCCCCATAGCGGCCAAAGACATATTCTTTCTACTTTCTTGAGAATGTTTTCGTCCAACATTTCTTTTATTTCCAATTAAAGATTTTGAAATTTTTTTTCTTGTTTCTTTAGAACATTTTATTCCTTTATTCCAAGCCATTTGTAATCCTTTCTTTCCTTTATTCCAGGGAATTTTACCTTTATGTATTTCTGACATTTTTTGTTTTGTTTTTTCGGATATATGTCCCGAACCATCTCCACCAGGAGTCATATTATATCCGTTATGATAAGTATCATACTTCGCAATCATTTCAATTTCTAATTTCTTGGCTTCTTGTAGGGTCAGAATATTATTAATTAGGACTTTATGAAGCCATTGATTTTCATTGGGGTATTTTAGGATTGCTTTATGAAATTTTCTTAATCCCCGCTTTGAATCATTTAGATGTATTTTCCATCTTTCTTCAATTGTTTTATACGTATATCCGATATAAGATTTTCCTGAAGGACTTGTATGTTTGTAAATGAGATAAATATTTTTAGACATATGCGATAGAACCTTTCTATTGCTTTGTTTAGGGACCATGTGGTGCTAATGACACTACTTGGTCCTATTACTATTTATTGAATATTGAGAATTGATAAATAGTAGTGTAATCATAGAAGTAGGAGAACTCTCATGAAATTGGCACGAGATACAAATTTCGGGGATAGATTGGCAAATGAACATGTAATGGAGAACATTCATACCGCTCCATCTTATTCATTTTCCCATTATTGCGAAATGAAGGAAAAAGAAAAACAGCACAAATATTTTCAAGATGAATTTAATTTATCTGAAGATCGGGAAGTGGTTTTCGGAACTCATAATGGTTGTGATTATTGCGAAGGAACAGGTTGGTGCCCCGTATCTAAAGCTTGTATGGTTGAACCACTGCATTCACTTTGGGTACAAGCTGAAGTAGATACTCCTTCTGAAGATGGATACCATCTGGTTCAATGCCCAGTGTGTTGTCCATACAATGATGGAAGTAAAGATGTAAAAGATTCTCTTGATGAACATATTGTTAAAAAAGGTTCTTCATTTGAATTAAAATCCAAAAAATCTGGAAAAAATCTTGGTACTTATCATTCTAAAGCTGGAGCCAAAAAGAGAGAGGCGCAGGTTGAATACTTTAAACACCTCAAAGAAGATGGTGGTGGGAATCCTTGGAAAACACATTGGGAACAAGCAATCCTTCCTGGTGCGCCTGATCGTGAAGGTGAAACTGATAAAGAAAAAAGGATTGAAGAAGCAAACCAACCATCTGATTATAACCGACAACAATCATCAGAAACAAAAGACCAAAAATCTCAAGAACAAAAAGCTTCTGGTCAAAAACAAAATGATAATCAGTTACAATATGAAAAGAAGAAAAAAGCTGCCGATAAAAAGAAAGCGGAAGAAAAAGAAAGAGAAACTAAAAAGCTTCTTCCTTATGAATTTACAAACCAAAAAGATGCTGAAAGAGCCGCTGGACATTTAGGCCTTAATGGATCTCATACGACTGGTAATGGAATTTATAAACCAGGTTCTTCAGATATGTCATTACGTGATGCTGTAGCTCGTAAAAAAGCCAAACAACATATGCGAAGTGGATATCATGAAGAAAATAATAATAACCCTCCACCTGCATATCCTTTAGATAAATTAGGTCTTCATGAAACTGTCCAATTAATTAAGGAATGTGTAAGACATTAAATGAAAACTTTATCAAGGATTCGGGAAATAATCCTTGAATCTAAAGACCTTATTATTCCGCGTGGGCATTTAAATATTCCACGATTTCAAATGCCCCAAATCAAGAAAGAAAATTATCCAGAATTTTTGCGTTTATTAGATCTTCGTAATATTTCTATTCAAAGAGTAAAAATTCCTGCAAATCAACTTCTTGCCGCTCAAAATGAAATCAACCATGATAAAGTAAAAGAATGGATGGTTTCTATGCCTATTGAAGCCCGTGAAAAACCTCTATTAGTTTCATCTGATTTATATGTATTGGATGGAAATCATACTTGGTTAGCTATTTTAAATCGTGATGAAAATGCTTCAATTGATTCTTGGATTTTAGGATTAGAAATGGAAGATTTATTAAAGGAAATTAAATTATTTGATAAAATCACTTATAAAACAATTGATGAACATTGTGGAATCATAAATACTTTAAAGGGGAAGATGTTATGTATGTAACAGATATTACTGGTAATTATGATGATTTTTCATTATCAGAATCATTAGTTAAAAAAGTTCAAAATATTTTAGAAGGAAAAAATCCTTTAAATGAAGTTTCACCTCCTAATCCAAAAATTGAAAAATGGATTAAAGCTAATAAAGGAAGATTTGAAAAAGAATATGGGGCTGAAAAGGGAAAAGAAGTCCTTTATGCTAAAGCCTGGACAATGCATAATGAGGAATTAGAAAAAGAGAAAAAAATCCAAGAATCTATCATGAATGAAGTTTCTCCCCCCGATCCTAAAATAGAACATTGGATTAAGTCTAATAAAGGAAGATTTGAAAAGGAATATGGAGCCGAAAAAGGAAAAGAAGTTCTCTATAGTAAGGCTTGGAAAATGCATAATGAAGCTTTAGAGGAAGAATTGGAAGAAGAAAAAAAGACTTTAAAAGATTTTAATGAATTTGATCCTAATGATAAAGAAAAAGAAAAAGAAGAAAAAGGTGGTAAAAAAAGAGAAAAAATCACCTTTAATCCGGTTGTTGAACCTGAAAAAATAGCTGAGCCGGATAAAATTACAAAAATTTAAGGAGAATTAGAATGTCACTTTGGACAAAAACTAGCGCACCAAAATTTGCGCCACATGCAGTTCCAGGGATTGATGGTTGGGTACATCCCGTAACAAATGAAATATTAGAAACATTTGGATCATCAAATAAACCTTCACCAATAGCATCACCTGTTATAGAATCCTGTGTTCTTTATAGAGCATTTATTGCGGCTTCTGGTGATGTATTACCAGATTTACGAACAAGTTTTCATACAGGAGATTATTTAACTTTTGCAGTAAGATTTGGTGCACAAGTAACAGTAGTTCCGGATGTTGGTTCACCATATCTTAAAGTAACAATTAATGGTGTTGTAAGAAATGCTGTATATGTTCAAACGAGTTTTGGACTTAATACTGCTACATTATTATTTGTATATCAATTACAATCTTCCGATGCAGCTACACCAGGAAATATTAGTGTAGATAGTCAAATACATTTAAGTGGTCATATTTATAAACTTGGGACAACAACCCCAGTTACAATAACTGGAATTCCAAGAACACTTTTATTATCATTATCGGGTGTTCAAGGACATTTTGCTGTAAATAATGCTATGTCATGTGGTATTGGTTCTGCACAAGGATATGTTGTAGGTTATACACCATCTTCTTCAACTTCAGGTACACTTATTGTAGTTGAAACGGCAGGAACATTTTCAACTAGTGGAACTGCTGGTATTCACGATATTACAACAAGTGCTAGTGGTATATTAAATGCAACAAATACACAATTATCTGATATCACAATTTCATCAACAGTTCCAGGTAATTGTTCAGTGGCATTTGGGGCCTCTGCATATGATTTAGGTGCTCAAGTTGTTCTTACAGCCACATTTGATCGTCCAATTACAGTAACAGGCACTCCTAATATTGTAATTAATGTTAATGGTTCTGCTCGGACTGCTGGTTATGCTTCTGGTTCTACAACCGATGCATTAGTATTTAATTATACTGTTGTATCTGGTGACCATGGATCTCCAGGAACAGTTTCATTAGTATCTCCAATTAATTTAAATGGTGGAACATTATTGGATGCTAGTAGTTTAGCACCTTCATTAACATTTACACAACCGGCAGGTATCGCTTCTCAAATTATTGATGGTTCTGTACCAACATTTGCAATAACACTTGAAGATGGTATCCATTTTACAAATGGTGGAACATCTGGAACAGCCGGTATGGCTGCGGCTTCAGTTATTGCCACATTTAATAAACCAGTTACATTAATACTTGGTAGTGCAGGAACCACAGGTATTGAATTACAATTCCATTCTTCAAGTGGAACCGGTGCTGAAACCATACAAACTAGATTTGCAAGTGCTGGAACATCTGGTATCAGTAATACAACCATATTAACATTCAATTATACAATTACTGGTAGTGATAAAGCAACGGCTGGTGGAGTTGATGTTGTTTCACCAGTATTGTTACATGGTGGAGCATCAATTCTTGATGATGCTGGAAATGCTCCAACTTCATTAATATTTACTCCTCCTGCAACTACTAATGATTACGTAAATTAAGGGTGAAATATGAATTTAAATAAAAAATTCCAATCTTTTTTAAAAGAAGATAATACAAATCCTTCAATCCCGTCACCTGGCAATGTGGTGACGGGATTGAATACTTCTGAACAAGAAGCTTTATTACGGCATATTAATAGTGTATTGGTTGGCATTGCTGAAGCACCATCAATTAATCCATATTATCAATTAGATCGGGTAAGAGAACGTTTGAAATTGGCATTAGGATTAACATTTGACGATGTTTGGTTTTTAAAAGAAGTTGGGTCATTTGAAAAAGTATTAGTTCCTCATAATAATTTAAATGCTGCTACTCCTGCATTTAGAACCACTAATGATCAAACAACAAGTCCAGGAGTTCATACACATGCGCCTGCTCCCGGTGGAGATGTAATTGATAATGGGTATTTAAATAAATTTCCTCATGGGTTGGTACTTAAAGTCCAATATTTAAAAAGTAAAACATTATGGTATATAAATGTTGAAATTGTTCCGGCCCCCGATCTTCCTAAAGGAACAATTGCTTAATGTACTAAATAATTATGAATGATTGATAAAGAGAATTTAACTAATAATAACTTTCTTGAATATGCCATGTCTTCATATATCCATTTTTGTTGGCGTGGCATATCAGAATTTTATTATGATTTATTAAAAATCAAATATTTGAAACGCCTGTTTCGAAAATATAACGAAATTGGGGAAATTGATGATGCAAGGCTTAGATTGGCATTAAATCATTTGATTGTTTTTTATAATTTGTTTCCCATTCAAGTGGCCACAAGAATTTTATTTTTTAAATTAGAACCTGCTCTTTATCCTATACTAAAAACTTTTTTAATTTTCTTAAATTATCAACCTGCAATAGTTCATGGAATTAATGGGAAAGATATTGTATCCAAAAAAATTATTATTCATGATGATATCTTAGAAAGATTAAAAACTTTGGGGAAATTATGTTAGAATATTATTTGATGCTCCAAATGATTAATTTACTTGTTAAACCCTGGACAGAAATGCCAGCGTATAAGCTTGGTATAATTGATGCTCGTGGAAAAGTATTAAAGAAAACTCATCAATTAAAAACCGCTACTGAAAAAGTTGCATACGGAACATTTCAAAAATTTTGTTTTAATTTACGACGTTTTATAG